ACTTCAGTTTGAAGTGGGCAACAACACCTTGGATCAATTCACAACAAGTTGCTCCATTCACTGGTACAGCTGATGTTACTGCTCAACCACAACGTTTCCCATTGTTCCGTATTCATACACTCGCTGATGGTACGAACATGAACACTTCTTATAAGATTGAAATTAGTGATGTAAAACTCGCTGGTACAGTCGCAGGAAGTGATTGGGGTTCATTCACGTTGGCAGTACGTAAGTTCAGTGACACCGACAAGAGTCCTAAGTATTTGGAACGTTTCCAAAACTTGAATCTTGATCCAGATAGCAGTAACTTCATCGCTCGTCGTATCGGTGATCGTTACAACTATATTTCTTACTCTGGTAAGATTATTGAGTTCGGTACCTACTCCAACTTGAGTAAGTACGTTCGTATTGAGATGACCGAAAACGTGTATCCGACATCAGCAATTCCTTACGGATTTGATGCTCTTGCTACACCTGTTGGTGGTACTCTTGGTGGATTCTTGCCACCAGTACAATTCACTCGCGCATCAACCTACTCAACTGCTCCAGGCAAATATCCATCGGGTATTGTGTTTGGTGAACCTCCAGTGGGTGCTGCTGATGATTTGTTGGCACTATATCCAACATCAAGTGTTGGTGTGTACAGTGTACACAACGACAACCTTCAATACTTCGCTCCGCTACCTGCTTATGAAGGATTCACTTCAATTGGCAATAACGTAGTGTTTGACCTTGAAGAAGGTGATGCATATAGTCCAACTGGTTCAAAACAACCAGATGTACAAAACGACAGCGGTGGTGTTCCATCAACTTATGATGCTGCATTTGAATCAACCCGTGTGAAGATGCGTAAATTCGTTCTTGGATTCCAAGGCGGATTTGATGGTCAATCACCAGCGGTTCCAATCAATGTTGGATCTGACATTATTCCAGGCAATACTCAAGGTTTGAATTGTACCAGTATTACTACTGCCGGTAGCATTGCTTATCGTCAATGTATTGGTGCTCTTGGTAATGCCGATGAATTCGACATTAACTTGATCGTGACTCCGGGTATCTTCTATCAACACCACAGTTATGTGGCACAGTTGACAATTGATATGTGTGAAGCACGTGGTGATTGTTTCTACATCATGGATAACGTGGTGTTCCCTAAGAGCAATCAAAGCACAGGCTTGATTGATGCAGCAGTGAACGTAGCTGCCAACATCGATTCAAGTTACGTTGCTACATACTATCCATGGGTCAAGATTCTTGATACCAACTTGAACAAGATTGTGAGTGTTCCTCCTTCAGTTGTTCTTCCAGCAATCTACGCTTCAAACGATAAGGCTTCGGCTGAATGGTTTGCTCCTGCTGGTTTGAACCGTGGTGGAATCACACAAGCTGTCCAAGTATTGGATCGTTTGACACACAGTGAACGTGACACTCTCTATGAGGGTCGTGTTAACCCAATCGCCGCATTCCCCGGACAGGGTATTTGCGTGTGGGGTCAAAAGACTCTTCAGATCGCACCAAGTGCATTGGATCGTATCAACGTTCGTCGCTTGATGATCAACTTGAAGAAGTTTATTGCTTCAAGCTCACGTTTCTTGGTATTCGAACAAAACGTGGCAAACACTCGTAACCGTTTCTTGAGTATTGTCAATCCTTACCTTGAACAGGTTCAACAACGTAGTGGTTTGTACGCCTTCCAAGTGAAGATGGACGAAACCAACAACACTCCTGACTTGATTGATCGTAATATTCTTTACGGACAAATCTATCTACAACCAACCAAGACGGCTGAATTCATCGTGCTTGATTTCAACATCTTGCCAACTGGTGCTCAGTTTCCTGGCGCCTAATTGATTGGTAAATAATAACAAACCCCGCCCTAAAAAGCGGGGTTTTTTCGTTTATACACAATGGTTTTATATTTATTTGTGTGAACGAAAACAACTGTAAATTTGAAGTTTATGACGACAACAAGTTAAGTCATATGCTTTATGCGCCTGATTATGGACAAGTTGGAGACACTGAACTGGCATGGAACTTACAAAACTCAAAACAATACAAAAATTACTGCTTAAGCGCTTTAAGCAATCAATTTAAGTTAATTGAAGTACTTTATTGTTATCATTTCAATTAAGTTAGGTGCTTGTTGTTTTGCTTGTTGCGCTTGCAATGCTTATAGATAAAAAATGAGTTTGTCAAGTTATTATTGAATTTGCTGAATATTTATAGTGATATGATACCTTTGAAAATGGCCATCCCAGAAGTTTTTGATCACAATCTGTTAGAGATTGGTGACGAAAACTCTACCGTTATTTATTGTGATATGGACGGTGTATTGGTTGATTTTGATGAAGGATTTAAGAAAATCTCAGGTGGTATATCAGCTGAACAATTTGATGCAACAGGAAGAAGTCCTGAAATATGGAAACTGATTTTCACCAATCCACCAGACAATGGTATAACATGGTGGGCAACATTGCCAAAACTTCCAGACGGAGATACGTTGTGGAGGTTTATAAACAGTCTAAAGTTTCCCGTCAAGATTTTGAGCAGTACATCCAGTAAAAAATCAAAAACCAATAACGCTGAAATTGGTAAACGTAGATGGTTGTCAACAAACTTAGTCCCAGTTCCACCCGATGAAAACGTCATCTTGGTGGATAGTTCCGAAGCAAAACAACAATATGCGTTGGGACCAAATCATATATTGATTGATGATTTACCATCAAACATTGCACAATGGAGATCAAAAGGTGGTACTGCAATTGAACACAAAAACACAACTGATACGATTAATCAGTTGAAAAAGATTTTAGGAATTACCCAAGAAAGTTACGGATACAGTTGGTCCAACATATAATATGAAAGCCAGAATTTATAACGATAGTTTGAATCCAAACATCTGGAACGCTGACAAATCAATCAAGCCAGAAATCCGAGATGCGTTGTTGAAAATTGCGCAAGATTTCTACATTGAGTCTGAATTACCAGCTCCTATTGAAGATGTATACATTCTTGGTAGTGCTGCCAATTATAACTGGGGACCAAGCAGTGATGTTGATTTGCACGTGTTGATCGATTTTACCAAGATTTCTCCTGATCATGATCTTGTTAAAAAGATGGTTGATAGTATTAAAGCCAATTGGAATAAAAACCACAATGTCACGATAAAAGGTCACCGTGTTGAACTATACATCCAAGACATAAAAGAAACCAACAGAGCGTTGGGAGTGTACAGTGTTTTGAATAACAAGTGGATTAAAGTTCCACAAAAACTCAATTTGTCATTGGACAAAAACATGATTCAGAAAAAGTATTCTGACATGGTTGTGCAAATAAGCAATTCTATTAAATCAAACAACTTTAATGATTTAAAACGTGTACTACGATCTGTATATGATATGCGTGAATCGGGTTTGAGCAAAGGTGGAGAATTCAGCACAGAAAATATTGTTTTCAAACTATTAAGAACACGTGGTCATATTGATAAATTGAAAGATGCTGTTAACAAAGTATACGATGCTCAACATTCGTTAAAAGAATCATAAGATTTTTAGAAAAAATCGAAACGACACACTATTTATATACAAGACCTAATAAGGAAAAAATATGGCAGACCTACTTAATCCAAACGAAATGTTCTATACTGTATTTGAGCCAAAAGTTCAAAACAGATTCATTTTCAGCATTGATGGTATTCCCGCTTTTATCATCAAAAAGACAGATCGTCCAAAACTAAATCAAGAAAAGAAGACGATTGACTATATCAACGTACAACGTTATTACAAAGGTAAGAGCGTTTGGAACGATATTAGTATCAGTCTTTATGACCCAATCGCTCCATCTGGTGCACAAGCTGTGATGGAATGGGTTCGTCTACACCACGAATCAGTAACAGGACGTGACGGTTATCTTGACTTTTATAAGAAAGATTGTACCATTAACTGTTTGGGACCAGTGGGTGACAAGGTAGAAGAGTGGGTTCTCAAGGGTGCTCAAATTGTTAGCGCAGAGTTCGGTAACCTTGACTGGACAAACATGGGTGACCCAGTTGAACTCACATTGAACTTGGCATACGACTACGCAATTCTCCAATACTAATCATTTTAGGAAAAGTAAGGTCTTAAAAGCCCCATACGAAAGTGTGGGGTTTTTTATTGTATATACCTATTTATACCATATGAAGATTACCAAGGCAGATTTGATTTCATTAATTACCGAAGTATTAGAAGAAGACACCGATAAGTTTCAAAATGCTTTGGAGACTTTGAGAAAGAAACAACAAGGATACAAAGTACAATCAGCACAAGTGGGTGTTGATATTGCTAAAGTAACTTTGGCACAGGCACAAGAACGTGAATCAGTTGCGTCAGACGCACTTGATGCTGCAGAAAACCGTGGAGAAGACGTATCAAAAGAAACTGAATCTTTGAATGCTGCCAAAGAAAGCACCAAAAAAGCTAGAGACGGTGAAGCTGCCGCAAAAAATGCTTTGAAAGTTGCACAAGGTGGTGGTGCTCCAAGTTAATTAAAATAACCAAAAGTTTTTGGTTGTTACTATATATTGTTACGACAAATAAGTTACTATGAGCGAAGAATCTATTTCTATTACGAGACCATCCACAATTGTCGGTGGTCCACAAATCGCAAGACAGCCATCAATGTCTCAACCAGCAACTCCATCGGGAGTTCCTGTAAAACCCCAAAATAACTTTCCTACCGAGACTATTGATCTTCCCAGCGAAGGTCATTTCTATCCAGAAGGACATCCTCTTTCTGCTGGTCGTTTGGAACTAAAGATGATGACCGCTAGAGAAGAAGATATTTTGACCAATCAAAACTTGATCAAGAAGGGAATTGTTCTCGACAAGTTGTTGGAATCCTTGATTGTGACTCCGGTCAAGATAGATGACATCCTAGTTGGTGATAAAAACGCCGCATTCTTCGCTGCCCGACGTTTGGCATACGGTGACACGTATGGACCAGTCAAAGTGACTTGTCCGAAGTGTCAGACCGAATGTGAACGAAAGATTGATCTTTCTTTGATGAAGTCCAAGGAGATTGATGTAACCAAACACCCCAAGGGTCAAAATCAGTTTGAATTTACTCTTCCATATACACAACGAGTTATTACCTACAAGTTGTTGACTCACAAGGACGAAAACCAAATTGATTCTGAAATCAAAGGATTGTCCAAGGCCAATAAGAATTCAAGCAGTGAAGTGACTACTCGTCTACGTGCAATGATTGTGGCAATAGACGGCAATTCGGATCGTGGTGTAATCAATCGATTTGTCAATCAGGAAATGCCATCACGTGATAGTTTGGCATTTAGAGCACATGTTAAGGAAAATACACCCGATTTGGATATGACCTTTGATTTTTCATGTGACGAATGTTCTCACGAAGAAAGGATGTCGGTGCCGCTAACGGCCCAGTTTTTTTGGCCTGAGTCCTGAGGACAAAATCGCCATTCACAGTCAGATTTTTGATTTGGCGTATTATTCAGAGGGTGCATTTAATCAAGAGATTGCGTATAATCTACCTACGCATTTGAGAATCTTTTATCTTCGTAAGTTGGCAGAAGTTCGACGTAAAGAAAACGAAGATATGGAAAAAGCATCCAAATCTAAAGGTAAATAACCGTTAAAAATCGAACAATAACCCAATAGATTTTATATTTATAGGGTACATTAGATTTTTATGGATCAGGATACGCAAGATAAAGCAAGAAGATTGATGGATCAGTTAGCTGACTCAGCACGTAAGAGCAAAAAAGAAGTGTCTCTTACAGCTGATCAAATCAAGCTTCTTAGTAAATCGTTGGCAGATGCAAATGAAACTGCCAAATCATTTACAAAAACAACGTCTGATATGACACGTGCGTTGCAGATTGTATCTGATGCGTTTGATGCTCCTGTTAGTGCTATGGAGGCATTGATGGACACTGGTGTGGAGTCGGGTGAACATCTGTTACAAACATTTGGTGCTTTGGCAGGAATGATGTTTGATGCTCCTATTAAAGCAGCTAGTGATAAAGTCAAACAACTTGAAGAAGATCTGTCTAAGATTCCTTTGGGCTATGATGACCAGCTCCAAAAAGGTAATGATGTTATCAAAAACCTTGAAGACCGAATGTCAAAGGAAAAGGATTTGTGCAAGAAGAAATCTCAGTGTTCTGAAGATGCAATAAAAAATCTTGAGGACCAAATTAAATTGGAAAAAGATAAGTTGGATGAAGCCAAGAAGATTGGACCTGAAGACGCTGCAAACAATAAGAAAAAACGGGATGATCTATTAGCACAAAAGAAATTACAAGAAGAGAATCTTGCAAAACTACAACAGATGGCGAAAACCGCAAAAGAATTTATTGCGGTATTCAAGGATGGATTTGATCGTTTTGTTCAGTTGGATAAAGCAGCAGCTTCATTCAGAAAAGAATTGGGATTGGGACGTGACAACGCAAGATCGTTGGAACAAACCGCATTGCAGTTGAATCAACAATTTGCAACTTTAGGAGTTACAATTGATAACGCCTACAAGTCATTAACAGCTATTGGTAAAACTCTTGGTACATCGTTGTTGGTTAATAAAGAATTGGCAACAACTACCACATTACTTGCCGCAAATTATGGTGTGAGTGAAACCAATGCAGCCGGATTCTTGCAAAAGATGAATGCAATTGGAGGAATGACAGATAAACAAGCCAGTGCAATGGCTGGATTTACTGCTAACCTCGCAAATGCTGCTGGAGTCAACATCGACGAAGTGATGAGTGATGTCGCTAACGCATCAGATGAAACTCTTACATTGATGAGAGGTAACGTCAAACAAATGACGTTGGCAGCAGTACAAGCCCGAATGATGGGTGTAAGTTTGGATAAATCAGCAGCATCCGCTAAAGGATTGTTGAACTTCACACAGAGTGTCAGTGATGAAATGGAAGCAAGTGTGTTGTTGGGCAAGAATTTGAATTTGAATGCTGCTCGTCAACTTTCATTTGCTGGTGATGTTGCTGGTGCACAAAAGGAGATCTTAAATCAAGTTCGTCAGATGGGTGACTTGAATAAGATGAATGTATTCCAACAAGAAGCACTTGCTAAAGCCACCGGATATAGTGTTGCTGATCTTACTAAGATGTTGGCAAATGAAGAAAAACTTGCAAAACTAAGTGACAAAGAAAGACAGTCATTGGAAAAAGCACAAGAGGCTCTCAAAGAACAAAACGAAGAAACTGGAAAACAGTTATTGATGAGAACTCAAATGCAGAGCGCAATGGCTCAGTTGAGCAATACGTACCAAACATTTAAACAAATTATGGCTGACATTTTGACTCCAGTTGTAAATGTAGCTGTCAAATTGTTGATCCCAGTTTTGAAATTGGCATTGGTATTGTTCAATTTCATGTTGATACCGGTCAAAATACTTGCCAATGCGTTGTACAAGATGTGGGAACCAATCGAACCTATCGTTCAGAAATTGAATGATGCGTTGGATGGTGCCAACTCTTACGTGGAAACGATTGTACAGGGAGCAACTGATTTGGGAGTGATTCTTATCCGAATCAGTACTGCGATCACATTGGGTCTGCTAAAACCGTTTTCAATGGTGTTTAATTTGGTTGGATCTTTGGGATCAAGACTATCTTCTATTGGTGGTATTTTTGGATTAATTGTAAGACCTGTTAGTTCGGTTCTTTCATTTATATCCAGAATCGGAACAGCAGTTGTATCTTTAATAACCAGACTTGGTACTATTGAAGTTATTTTTACTACAACCGCATCAGTATTTTCACGAATCAGTAGTTTTGCAACAGGACTTCTTGGACCTATATCCGGCATAACTTCTTTATTTGGAAGTGCTGCTGGAACTGTAGGTAAATTTGCTAGTGGATTTGCAAGAATAGGAAAAATCGTTAGTATTCTCACAGCAGCCGGAAAAGCTATACCATTTGTTGGCCAAGTATTAACAATCATTCAAGCTGTGTGGGGATTCTTTTCACGAATAATGGGTGGAATGAACGTGTTTCAAGCACTCGGTGAAACGTTGTACGATGTGTTTATTGGACCATTTGAAATGTTGTTTGAACTACTAGGAAAAATTCCAGTGATTGGAGTTGTGTTCCAACAAGTGTCAAAAATCTTCCCATATATCAAGACAGCAATTACTGACGTATTTGGGTATTTTCAAAAAGGTTGGGAGAGCATCAAAGAACTTTTTTCTGGAAAAGATATTGGTCAAAACCTTTTGAACATTGGAAAGATGATTTTATCTGGAATGTATTTGGTGCCTATGATTTTACTCAAGGCTCTAATGGCAATGTTCCCAAATGTGATTGATAAATTAAAATCGTTGTTCACCATCGAAAATCTAAAATCCGTATTGTCTGGTATATTCTCTATACCAATGTTTATCATACAATCTTTTGATGGAATTGGACCAATCATTATGAGTGCACTCAAAGGTCTTGGATCTTTAATGTATGATTTATTGATTCAACCTTGGGTCAGTTTGTGGAACTTTGTATCTGGATTGTTTAGTGGAGGTGGTTCATCAAAGGTTGGAAATGGAATCATTGAAGGTCTGATTGGTGTCGCTGGCATGATTTTGAAAATCTTCATGGATCCATTTCAGTCGATCTTTGATTTGGTCATCAAAGGATTTACATCAATTGGTTCGCTTATTCAGACAGTGTTGTCTGCTCCATTTAAAATCGTTGGCAAACTAATTGGAGTTGATACCGGTGGAATTGATGAAGCAGCTACTACTAACAATGCTGAGGGATCAAGTGATGTAATTAGTGCAATTGAACAAACCAATCAAAAGTTGGATACGTTAATTTCGTTGATGATGAACGGTGGTATCGCAGTAAATCTTGATGGCAGAAAAGTAAGTGAACAACTTGCTATTGCAAGTTCATAATTATAAAATATGGCAGATCAAATTCAAAGAAACTCAATAGCGTTTCCACTAGAAACACGATATAATAACGCTTCTAGTGCACCAACGCCGGGTAGTGATCCAAAAGATAGTCGTAGAATGGTACCACCGATCAATACGGTACCTTCCGATTATCCTCTTGGTCCTGCGCCCAACAAGATTGAAAAACTTTATGATGCAAACAATCAAAAGATTTTGACACGTCTGTCTGCAAAAACGGACTACGCTAATAGTCTTTTGAGATTTGGTCCTAGACAGCCATTTTTGTGGTACAATCCAAACGAAGGAAACAGTGGATTGAACGCTGTCAAAAAGTATGATAGTCGATTTTTTCCGCTTGGATCTGCATTACAAGACGTAATCAGAGTATCCAAGTTTACCGTGTCTGGAAACGGTATAGCATTCTTGTTCAAACAAGTAATATTACAGAACCTACAACCATTCAATGAAACGACATTGTATAATCCTGCAATGCCTATATTGGCTGCTATAAGACCAACTACTCTGGGTCTATTGCCAAGAACAACTAGATACATTGACTTGTCAGGTGGTCTTTTGGGTGCTCTTGCAAGTGTGGTAGGATTCAGTGTAAACAACGGCAAATCATCGCCTAAGGGTACTGTAGGAGA